GTTGATACATCACAAACTACATTAGAAGAAATGAATGTTGCAGGTAAGTTTGTATTTGTTGGTGTTACTGCAGCAGGTGTAATGCCTACTTTAGCCACACCAAACGGGCTATTAGAACCACATAAGATACAGGCTGCCCTTGCAGAAAGTATTTTGATTGACTCTCCTTTCATCCCTGACTATAGATTGTTTGTTGAACTACTTATATTGTGTGTGTCAGGTCTCTTCATAGCCTTTGTAATAAGTTACTTTGGTATTACATGGGGTCTAGTATTAGCTGGTGCTTCAATGGCTTCTGTAGCTTCTCTTGGATATTACTTTATATCTATTGGGTATCTTATAGATGTTACATGGAGTATGACAAGTATGACACTTATTGCTCTACAACAATTCTATATAAACTTTAGAACACAATTTAAATTAAGACAACAAATAAAGAAACAGTTTGAACATTACCTTGACCCAAGACAAGTTAAACAACTACAAGATAATCCAGAGTCTTTAAAACTTGGTGGTGAAAAAAGATATTGTACTTTTCTTTTTACAGATGTTAGAGGGTTTACTTCTTTATCAGAAAAATTAGAACCAGAAGAAGTTACAAAGATTATGAATAAAACTTTAACTATACAAGCTAATGCAGTAAAACAATATGGTGGTATGGTGGATAAATATATTGGCGATGCAATGATGGCTATCTTTAATGCACCTGTAGATTTAAAAGACCATGAAGAAAAAGCAATGAGGGCTGCTCAAAAAATTATGTTAGATATGAGACAAGCAAACTTAGGTATTGAAATAGGAATAGGAATCAATACAGGAGAAGCAGTTGTTGGTAATATGGGTAGTGATACTAGGTTTGATTATACTGCAATAGGTGATGCAGTAAATTTAGCAGCAAGATTAGAGAGTTCAACTAAAGAAGTTGGTCAAGACTTAGTGATTGGATATAACACAATTAAGAATAGTAACTTGTATGTAGACAAATTAAAGGACATTTATGTAAAAGGTAAAGAAAAACCTATAAAAATTTACACAATTCCCGAAAATCTTCTGTCGTCAACATAGAAGCTTTGTATTAAAAAGTTGTTTAATCTGAAGCAAACATATTAACTACTATCAAAAAATGCAATACAGAGCATCTGGTGATGTTGATTTTCTAAAAATAACTATAATTATTAATAACTGCAAATGTTAGTCCTACATTCATAGCATTTATAAAATCTTCATTACTATTTTTTGTCATAAAAGTAACGACTATAGCTTTTTGTAATAGTAATTCTTCTAACTCTGGTCTATCAGGTAAAAAAGGATTAGTTTCTTTACAGTTACTACATCTTTTTAAACCTTCTACAGTTGTATAAACATCTAAAACATTAAGAGTCCAAAAAGTTATTAACTGTGCTTTTGTAGGAGGTTCATTATAGTCTCCTAAATTTAATAGTTTAGGTTCTGGTGGTATATACGCAGCAGGTTGTTCAGGTAATGTTAAATCTAGTTCAGCTTGTAAACTAATTCCAAATAATAATAACCATAAATATTTCATTTTAATTACCTTGTTTAATTGTAATGGTAGAAGAACTACCACCATTAACTACAATTTGTGTACTCTTTCCATTTTGCACAAGGATAACAGTATAAGAACCTGTCTTATCTAAATCTAATCTTACTGTATCTTCTAAAGATTTTAAAAATGTTATAATATTATCTGTAACAAAAGTATTAACTTGTGTATTAGAATCAAAACCTATACTTGTTCCTTTTAAATCTAAGCTAGTTTTTAAAACTGTTTCTGTTTGGTCTAGCTCATTTACATCTTGTATTATATCTAACAAGTCTTCAAGAAAGTTTACATCAAGATAATTTATAT